CTTCAGCTGTTACTTCTAAATCTGAAAGATTAAAATCAAAAATAATTTTCTTTAAAGCATCTTTAAATTGTAATCCATAAAGTCTAGCAACAAAAACAAAACAATCTCCACAATCTTTAGTAGCTAAATCATTATACATTAGTGTTCCACCACCGTTTTTATGATAAAAAAATCCAAAAGAAGGAACATTATCTTCCCTTAACGGACTATTGATTATCATTCCACTTGTGATTTTTTCTCCTATATAATGAGAATAAATTTCTTCTTGAGATATATGAACTAAAATATCTTCTCTGGTAAGTGTTTGATTAAATAATATTGAGTTTAAATTTATTTGTTTCATAGAAAAAATAGGGGAGTTTAAAAACTCCCCTAAAATTTAATTAAACATCCTTAATCCCAATCATCGTCTTCTGCAACTGCTTCTTTACTAGCAACTCCATTATCTACAAAAGTATCTTCTTGCAATCTTTCCATAGCATCAAAGTCACCTGCTTTTAGTCGAGTATCTTCTTCCGCAACTGTCATTGGCTCCATAAAAGGAACCCAAGAACGAGGTTGAATATACTTTTTACAGTATTCTTTTGTGCCATAATTAGCAAAAATTCTAAATGTACCACTATTAGCTAATCCTTCTTTAACAAGCTTCATAATACCATTCAACATCTCTTTAGGATTTTTGTATTTAGGAAATTCAAAATCATTCCCTAATACAGCATGTGCTATATGTTTTAGCACTTTACCTTGTTTAGTAATTAATTGTTCTACTGAATTATATTCAGTAGCGTCAGTAATATACCAATAAGATGAATTACAAGAAGCTCCTGAAGAATCTGTAAAGATTAACTTATAATCAGGAGCATTTTCTTTATCGTCTGCTTTCTTTTTTTCAATTGTTAATGTAACATCATCAACAATTCCAGCATTTCCATTATTGAAGATGGATACATTTCCTCCACCATCAAATTCTTCATTGTTTAAATCAATATTCATTTTTTGAAATATTTAAATTAATTATGCCCAATCTTCAGTTACTTCTTCTTCAACAGATGCTTGAGCTTTATTTTTGCTTTTTTTAGTAGGTTCTTTTGTAGTATCTTCTACTTCTGAATTATTAGTTTCTTCCGTAGTATCTACATCATTTAATACAACTAATTGAAAATAGTTTTTTCCCTCAACAGGCTCAATAGAAAAGTAATTTTCTACTTCAGTATTTAGCTCTTTAATTTTAGCAATATACTCATAAGTTCTTTTATCACTAAAACTAAAAGATTTAGTAATTTTAAGACCTTCATCTTTAGCAGCTATTTGAAGAAAAATATTTTGTTCTGGATCGTATCCAATATTTAAACAGGTTTCTCCTCCTACTAAATTTAATAGCTCTTGACTTGCTACATTAAAACTAAACTTTCTTCCTGACCCTTTTTTAGCTAAAGCTGCTAATGTAACAACAGGCGTAGAGAATTTTTCTACTTTTTTTGCTACTCTTTTGATTGGGATTCCCCAATTTACCTCATTTTCCATTTTGTGAAAATTTATTTATTTATAATTATAAAAATTGCGATACTCGCATTTAATTAAATTTCTAATTCTTTAAACTAAATCAATCTATTCTTTTATTAGTGATAACCTCACAAAGTTTTGATTTGTTTGATTTTAAAAAAATAATTATATTCCATAGTAATCTCGAATAGCATCATTAACAACAACTAAATCATTGTCAATTTCATCTTCTTCAAACATTCCTATTGGAGTTTTACAAGTATCTGTCCCTGAATTTACTGTTCTAAAAATATGATGATTAGGTTTTCCAGGTATCTTTTTTATATCAGCATAAAGAACAATAGTACTAAAACTTTCAGGAACTTGTTTTTCAAGTTGTTTACCTTGTACTACTATTCTTTCCCTAGAATAGCCATCTTCATCATGATGCACTTCAGGATGTGCAAATAGATATACTATGATATCATCTCTTAATTTCTCATTAATAATATTAATTAGGTCATATTGGCCTCCACTCATTCTTGTCCATTTTTCAAAACCTTTAGAAGCCCTAAATTGTGGGGACATAATAGCATCAGTCATTACTCTTGACCAAGTATCTACTATAATAGTTTTAATTTTAGGATTTTTATGTGCTTCTTTAATTTGTCCAATAATTTCATTAACATCAGAAGACTTAAAATAATTTCCTTTTTTCTCGTTATATTTCTCCTTAAACTTTTTAAAAGGTAATGCTTTTTGGTCTGCATTTAACCATAATGTTTCGTCAGAATTTAAATTTCTACCTGACGTACTTTTCCCCATACCTGATTTGCCAACCAGGAATACTAATTGTCCCATAAAATTGTATTTTTATTGATTTTTAACCTCTTAATAAAGATACGAAAACACTAGCATTTGTGCAAGATTTCGTTCTTTATTTTAACTGATTTTTGCTTTCTTTTTTCCCAATATTTTCCTCTTAAATTTGGGTATTCTTCTTGAACTTTTCTTGAAGTTCTTCCTATAGAATCTATAGGTGGAATTACTTTATTTTCTATGTCTTGTAAAAAAGCTTTAATGGAATTATTTAAATCATATCCAGACTCTTTTAAAAATACATAATATAATCTTGATACTGAATCTCTATACTTCGGATTCTCCGTCAATTTTAATTTCACCCAAGGTATCTTCTCCTTTATCATAATGTTTTAAATAGTAAATTAATGTTAATTCTACATCTTTTAAATGATTTTCTATAATATGATTAACATATTGCCAATCAGCTCCTCCAATTCCACATCCTATTTGAGGCAATGCGATATGCTTTCCTCTATATTGAATATTAATAACATTTAAACAACTAATAAAAGCATGATATTCAAAATTAGGACCTGGATAAAATTGTGTATAGGCATTAATAATATCTCCATAATCTGTTTTTGCAATAGAAATACTGCCTAATTTATTATAATCTCCACAAGGAGTTTTTTGATCTTCTACAAAAGCTTCAGGAAATTCTTTAGAAATTTGCTTGGCAATGCCTGCTCCCATAATATGAAAACAATTGCAACCATGAATAATTGCATCAAATTTATTGTTTTTAAATTCTTCAACTAAATCTCCTATATGAAAATGATAATTTTTATTTTTCTTGTTTTCCATAATTTAAAATTTTTTGCAATAATTTAGGATTCTCTTCCAAATCTTTAGCAGTAGGTAATTCTTTAAATTTACCTATTTCTCCCATAAAATGTAAACCAATAACTAATCCATCAGCTCCTCCTCTATTTTTTAGAACATGTGCAGACCTATACCTACGTTTAAGTTTAAAAACTGGGTAGCCTCTATGTCTTTCCATACCATATCTAAAAGGATTAAATAAGGCAAGAACTATATTAGCATCTTCTTGTGTAGCACCTGTTTCTTTAAAATCAGAAAGTTGAGGTTCTTGAGAATTTTGTTCTTTTCTATCCATACCCTCAATACCTCTATTAAATTGAGATACTACAATAGGACTAAATCTAAACATATTTCTAAAAAATACTAACATTTTTGATGCTCTATCAATAGCAGCTTTTTGATTTTTATCTTGCTTATTAGGAGTAATTAAATTAGCATGGTCAATAATTATTTCAGTAATTAAAAAAGGATCATTAGGTTTATAATCTATAATAATCCCATCACTATTTCTAATTACTTTACCTCTTTTTTCTGCATAGCTCATTAAGTCTTTATACATATAATCAGGACTCATAGAGCTTCTAAAAGTAAGTACAGTATCTTGCATTTCAGCAAAATAATCTTCTAATTCTTCAATAAGAGCAATTACATTTTGAGGAACTTTTAATTTTCCTTCACTATATAATGTTTTACTATCAATATAAACTCCATATAATTCCCAAAGTTTAAAACAAACAAACTTTGCTAATTTTTCTTCAGGAGGAATTTCTAATGAATAGTAAATAATCTCTAATGAATGTTTACTTTCTCCTGTTTTTAGATATTCATAAGGATGAAATAAATATGCAGAATCTACATAAGCAGTTTTACCTGTGCCAGTAGCCCCTCCCACGGTTGTATAGCGCTTCTGTTGAATATTGCTAATATGAGTATTTAATCTATTAAATCCTGTAGGTAATCCTTTGTTATAACCATCAATACCCCTTTGTATGTTCTGTTTCAGCTGTCCCCAATAATCAATCTTTGCCATTATAATATTTTTAAATTGTATCATCTTGCCAATTGGCATTCTCCTTTCCTGTGGGTGTAACAAACTCAGTCCATTGTTCCCACATTGCATTATTAAGAATAGTCTCTATATTTAGTAAATACTTTAAATTGCCAGATATACGTTGTTTAGCTACATATGCTTCAAGAGCTGTTATTGCTTCTTTATGAGCAGCTATTGTATTGACTTTTAATAAGTATTTTTTTTGATGTTTTTGTCCTAATATAGTATCTACAGAACGAGCTCTAAGTATTCTATTTCCTACTTTAATAGGGTAAACCGCATAAAATTCAGCAAAATTAATTTCATCAGCTCGAATATTTAAAAGTTTACAAATATTTGGAATACTTAAAATTGTATTTTTAAACTTTACATCTGATTTGCTCAATATATATTTAGTACCTACTAAAGAATCTCGAATTTCAATAGCTTCTTTATAAGCAAATAATTTTTTTAAAATATCAAATTGTTTGTAATAAATAAGATAAAGAATAATATATTGATTAGGAGATAGATGATTTCTGTTTAGTTTATTTAAATCAACTTCTATTTTCATAAGTATTTATTCTATTAATCCACAATACTCTAATAATTTTTTTTTGAAATCTACTTTTTCATCTAAAATAAGACCATTACGATTATGACTTGTTTTTATATCAAAATCTTCTCTTAATGTATATAAGTCTTTATCTAAAGAAGCATAAGAAATAGGAAAATTAATACGTTCATTTAGAATTTTTAATAATTCAGGTTTTTTTATTCTTCCATAAGATTCTAATATTTGATAAATCTTACAAATTCTATATAATTTATTTTTAGTTACAGGCATATTATAGTTTTTACATTTCCCAATAAAATACTGTATATTTCATTTCACTTTCTGTAATTGTAATTAAATTAGCAGGTCCTATATTATTAACCTTTATACGTAATTTTTTCCAACCATCTTCAGTTTTAAAATATTCTTTTTTGCGTAATGATTTTCTCATTATGTAATAGGTAAATCCATAGCCACTTGTTCTATATGACTCCCTGGTAATTTATAAACATCCATTAATTCTATCATCTTTCCATTGCTCATTCCTGTAAGTTTTGAAGATTCTTCAATTAATAAATGCTCTTCACCATCTTTATCAGGTACATCAAATACATCAAAAAAATAACCTAATACATGATCAAAACCATAAGCTATACGTTTTCCATTTTCTAATTCTTTTGAATACCTACTTATAACTGCTTTCTTTTTTAATTTTTTGTATCTAGACAATTTTTTTTCTAAAGTATTACATCCTTCATAAGCTCCATATGAGCCCGCACTTGCTACTCTAGCAAATGCAAGCATATCTCTATTTGTCCATTTCATTTTCTTTATTTTAATTACCGTGACAATGACAATTTTCTTTTTTATCTCCTATTACACCACAAAATTGACATTCATATAAAGTCTTATATCCTTGTTCTATTGCATTACAATCTCTACATACAGTATGGCTTTCGTCATTATATGATGGACTATAATGCATTTCTTCTCCACAATTTGCAGATTCACAAACCGCACAAACTTCTAATTGTCTATAATTTTCCATTTTTGTTTTGGTTTTTTGATTTAACTTTTTCGATATCTTTTTTTGTAATTGCCATTGCAGCGTCCATTGCTTCTTGTACTATACTATTTGGTATATATTTATGGTCAAACAATAGATCCATAATTGCATTTTTTTCTAAATTTTCTTTAATAAGTACATCTAAAAACTCTTTTCCTAAATCATCATTTAAAACTTTCATGACTCCATCATACTGTTCTTTTGTAATAAAATAACCTTCTCCAGGTTCTATTCCATCTACATCTAAACCATTATTATCTAGTTTAATAAAACTATCTACTAAGTCTTTCATTAATTCTGTTCTTTTATTACGTACAGGTTCAATTCTTCTATCTAATACATTAGCAATAGTTTTATCAGTTTCGCCATCTATATGCTGGTCTAATAAAATATCCATTTCCTCTTTTGTCCAATGTTTGCCGTCTCTTAAATAAGTTTTTTTGTTCATATTTTTAAATTTATTTTAATTTAATATTTCTTTTTAATAATTCATTTACAATTGTTGCTGTCTTTAAAGAATTGTCAACACCTCTTGCAGAAATTTTAAGGAGTTTTCTTAATTCTATAGTAGTCATGTCCTCAATTTTCATCTTTGTTTTGGTTTTCTATCCATCTTCTAAATGCTATTGCTACATCTCCATCATGCCAATTTTTTTTATCAGCAGTTTCTTTAACATCTTCAATAACAAAATCTAAGATGCTATCAAAGTTATTTGGAGTGTCTATATTGATTCTATCAAAAATATCAATCAACATACTTGTTATTTCTTCTTTCATCATCTTTGTTTTGGTTTCTAAAGTCCTTAATCTCTTGAGGCTCTATAGGATCATAGAGCTCTATTAATGTTCCGTCTGCTTTTCTTTTTTCTAGTCTTACAATAGCTGCTAAAACCATTGCTATAAATATGGTTATCAGGACTAGACCTGTTGCCCATCCGTATTTATGCGGTAGCTCTTCTTTCATTATTAAAGTTTTTAAATTAAAAAATGTGCGTAATTAAATACTACGCACATTTATTTTGAATACTTATTTCTTCGTCTGTACCTACTATATTAAAGAATTCTTCAATAGTTACATTATAAATTATTGAACTATTAATTCCTTCAAGTCGTTTGTTCATCCATTTCTCTTCTTGAGTATTTGGAGTATACAGATTGATAATTAAAGCTTTTTTATCAGGTTGATATCGAACTATTCTTCCTAACTGTTGGATAAATGTTCTTTTTGTAGAATTACTTCCAGCAATTATTCCAAGAGAACAATCAGGAACATTGAATCCTTCATTAAGAGCTTTAACAGAACTTAAAAATCTAATTTTAGTTCTTTTATCTTTAAATCGTTTAATAACATAATCTTGATTTTTCTTAGTAAGTTTACTATGAAAAGTCATTGATATATCTCCAAGCTTTGTTTGGAGAGTATCTGCAAATTCAGTTGTTGCACTAAATAACAATCCATTTCTATCAGGAAACAAATCTATTATATCTTTAATAAGACTTATTTTGTTAGTGTTATTTAAACAAACTGTTTTACGAGACCTCATACATTTATAATAAGCAGCAGCTATACCCTGTTGTCTTTTATCTTTAGAACCAATCCAAAGTTTAGCTATTTTAAATGCTTCTGCTCCTCTTCCTAATTGTGCAGCAAAATGCTTAAAGCTATTATCAGCTTTAGTATAAGCAATTTGCTCTTCATTATTAAAAGGTACAGCAATATTATAAACCTCATAAGGAGATATCCAATTGTTAGAAAGAGCTTCATCAACAGTTATTTTATCAAATACTTTTAAGTATTGTAAAATAATATCGTGTAATCCATCTTCTCTTTCCAGAGTAGCCGTGAGCCCCATGATATATTTATAAGTAGCTTTTAAAAAGATTCTTTTAAAAGTTTCTGCTGCATATCTATGAGTTTCATCTAGAATTAAAAAATCAACATTATGGGTATGTTTAATTGCAGTATTGATTACAAATACTTGTGCTATCTTAACTTTATGTAGAGCTAATTCTTTTTCCCATTGATTCTTTAATTCTATAGTAGGAACAATAACAAGAACAGATTCAATATCTTTTCTTTTTATCATTCCTTTAATTGCCATAATTGCAGTATATGTTTTACCAAATCCTGTAGGATATTGGGCTATACCACTATAATTATGGGCTTTCCATTTTCGCAAACCTTCAATTTGCCTTTCTGTTCTATCCATTTCCAATATATTTTTTTAGTTCAGTAAACAATACAGTTTTAACTGCAGTCCCATCTACACGGATTCCTAATTTTCTTTTTAATTTCCTTAATAAAAGGTATTCTTCTTCTGTAACATTAAAAGAAATATTTCTTTTTCTATTAATATATAAATGACGAGAGCCATTTTTAGTGAATTTACAAGGAAATAATTGTCTAACTTTAATAGTATTTTTTAGAAAACTGGAATTGTTCCTTAAATGATAAGCAATATCTTTGCTATAATTAATAGTAGTTCTATCTCTTTTAATAATAGAAGCTATTTCTTCTTCGGTTAAACCATGTTTATAATACAGAACTCCTATTAAATAATTTCTAGGATCTATATATATTCTTTTTCTAGATGTAGTATTTAAATTATTAGAAATGATATATTGAATAATCTGATTTTCCTCCATTGATATATTATTTTCCTCTTTCCATAAGCTGACTAAGATTTTCAAGATAAACTTCAGAAGCAATTTTTCTATATAATTCTAAAATTTCTTTTTTCCCCCAACCTGTTTTCCTATTTAAAGCGTTTTCAAATCTATTATCTATTGTGTCCATTATTTCTTTCATAATCCAAATAATTAATCTTTTTCTAATTCTTCCATTTCTAATCTATAATTTTCTGCAACTCTTTCAATCTCTTTAACTAAATCTTCAGATAAGTTTAAATCTTTTAAAAGAGTGCCGCAAATACTTATTTCATCTATCTCATAAGTAGGATTTATATCAGGAGGGACTTCTTCATGATGATATTCTTCGTAACTGGAAACACTTAAAGATACATCAACATGAATTTCTTCTGAATAATCAGAATAATAAACAATTTTTATTTCTTCTCCATCACGAATAACATCATATGAATTATTTTCTATTTGTCCTTGAAAAGGAACTTTTTTTAAGTAAAAGTATTCTCCTTTAGAAGCTGTAGAATTAGCTTTAGCACATTGTAAAGTTGCCCGATCCCAATCTGCAAAAGCTTGTTTAATGACAATAAGAGGTTGTTTAAAATTATTATCCTTTTCTATTAATAATATTACATTTTCCATAATTATTTTTTATTAGAAGACAATCTTAATTTAATTTTTTGATTAGATAACTGAAATTTTAGTCTCATTGTAGCCAATTGTTCTTTTGTTATCTTTTCTTTTTTAATAAAATCATTCATACTTTTTTTAGATACTCCTACTTCAATAGAAGCAGCAGTAATATTATCAGTAAAACAAAGAGCATTAATAAATGTTTGTCTTTTATTTTCTAAAAGAGTACAAATTTTACTAAAATCTTTATTATATATATAGTCTTTTTCCATATCAATGTGTCCAATAATCAGTTATACAGGGATCAGCTTTTAAAGCTATAGTTTTACAAAACTTTTCTCCTGCTTTTTCCATACAATCTTTTAAAACAACAGCCATTTCAGAGGCAATATCTTCAGAACATTCTAAATGAAGCTCATCATGTACTACATTAGGCATTAGTACCTTAAATAAAAGATTATTTTCTTTTAAATATTTAAATACATAAATACCTGCAAGTTTAGTAATATCTGCAGAAGTACCTTGAATAGGATAATTCAAAGATGTTCTTTCTATATCTCCTTTTTTCTTAAAATATTTACGCACTTTAGGACTTAATTCTGTTTTAAAATAATCAGAATGTTTTGATTTTTCAAGTTTATAAATATCCCAAAAATTATCAGTACCATATAATTCATTATGTAAAGTTTTAAATTCTTCAAAAAATGGAATAAAAGACTTTCTATAACTTATTTCATTAAATTGTACATAACCTAATTTAACAGCTTTTTCTTTTTCTTTTTTAAAATAGTTAGCTAATCCAGGAAATGCTTTAAAGTATGCTTTATATACTTCTTCTCCTTTTTCTAAAGATATTGATAAATTTTCAGCAATAGTTATACCTGTTCCACCATAATTAATAGCAAAACCTGCTCCTTTAGCGATTTGTCTTTTTTCTTTATGATTCTTTTTAATTTCATCTAAAGGTAGTTCAGCAAGTTCAGGAAATATCTTAGATGCTACAAAAGAATGCATATCTCCAAGACCTTTTTTATAAAATTTAAGTAAATCTTTATCTAAAGATTTATTTGCTAATACTATTTGTTCTTGTCCTGAATAATCACAAACTATAAGTTTATTTTTAGGCATAGCAGTAAAACAATTTCTTGTTCTATCTTCAGAAGGAACATTTTGCATATTAGGTTTTTGAGAAATTCCTTTCTTTTTATTTCCTTTTTGTCCACTACTTAATCTACCAGTATTCATAATTTGAGTATAATTAGTATGAATACGTTTAGTTTTAGAATTTATATATTCAAACCAATTTTCTCCATAAGTAGATACTTCTTTTTGATAACCTTTATATTTTATATATAGAGAAACTAAAGAATGTATATTTATTTGAGGACGTAATATTTTTTGATCAATAGATTTTTTAATAATTCCTGTTTTTTTGTCTTTAATTTCTACATTAACACCTAATTTTTCCATTAATGGAATTACTTGTTTTTCGCTATTCCAATTTATTTTTGTAGAAAATCCTTCTTCAAACATATTATATTGATTATCAATAAATTCTTTATAATCTGTAGGATTATCTAAAATATATTTATCTAACTGATTTTTAATATTTTGCATATTTTGTTTGTCTTCCAAACATTTAGCTTTCCATTTTGTAGAATTTAAATACATTCCACAATATTCAATATAAGCAAGAACAAAAACATATTTATTATCTAAAGAGATAGTTTTTTGCAATCCTAATTCTTTCAATTTTATTAATTGTTCTTTTTGAATTTGATGTAAATATTTTACATCATCAGCAGCATATTGTATAACTCTGGTACTTAATCCCTCTGTTCCTATTACATTAACAATAGATTTATCTAAAGAAACATTACAGTATTTAAAAACTAAAGCTCCTAAACTTTTTCTAATATTATCAATACCTGTTGATAATACTCTTTCTGCTAAAAAAGTATCGTATATATCTTTTGGTATAATATTATGCTTAAATAAAAATTTTAAATCAAATTTAGCATTCTGCATTAATATTAGTCTTGTCTCTATTAATTCTTTATATAATTGAATATCTACAGTAGAAATATCAATAACATATTGTATATCATTATTTCCTAATTGTAAGCTTATAATAGCATCAGTATGAGGATCAAATCCTTCAGTTTCAGTATCTAAAGCAATACTCTCTAAACTATATAAATAGTCTAAAGAGTCTTGTACTGTACATATAGAATACATTTCATCAGTAAATGCACTTTTTTGATTAGTAACTAAATTTATCATATTTGTAATTGATTAAATATATTTATACCGTATAAAATAGCTCTTGATTCTTTTTCGTAATCTTCTTGTTCTTGATACATATATAATCTTTCATATATATTCACATCTTCTTCTTCGCATTGAACATTAAAATATTCTGTGATTAATTCAGCCATTTCTTTATTATTTTTTGGCTGATATTCCATATATATCAATCTTAAATATAATCCTATTTCTTGAATATTAATTTTATTTTTTGGTGTTATTTTATTGAGAGTCATGATTTTAAGAGGATTTTAATAATTTATATTTCTTTTTATATAAAGTATAGTTTGGATAAAAAAAAAGAAAGGAGCCGAAGCTCCTTTCTAATTCAATATTTAAAAAATATTAAGCGTCTAATGCATCTGCTATTGCAGCATCACTAGCACCTGCCTGTGCAGAAGCACGTTGAGTATTAGAGATAAATACATGTTTCGCATCCCCTCTAACTATTGTAGCTTTTACATAGATGTATCGTCCTTCAGAATCAAGGATAAAGTCGCCATCTTTTCCTGCTCGTTTTGCACGAGTTTCAAAGTTTGCAACATCATACTCAGTACCTTCAGTAGTCTCAGTGATTTGAAGACTCAATTTAGAACCTTCATGTGTAGGATTCAAGATACCTAAATCTTTTTCATCTCCTACATTAGGGATATCACTGCAATCAACACCAAATGCATCTTTAATATCAGTAGGCTCACCTGACATCCATGCATAACGTGCATTTGCTGTTTGGGTAAATCTTTCATCTGATTTGTTTAACAATCCTGTTATTGACGCTGGACGTGCTTCAGGGTTCATCACTTTTTGAGCAAAGCACAATTGAACTTTACCTCCATTTACTCTTTTGGCACTTACTAACAGCAAGTCACCATCTTTTAAATTTTCAACACTATTCATAATGATTATTTTTTATGATTAATATATTATTCTGTGTTCTCTATAAAATTTAGACTTTTCTTTAATATAACTCTTACGATACTTTCACTACTTCTTGATCGTTGGTTTAGTAAATTGTATAAGTCTGCTTATATGCTATTGAGAACATTTAAATAGCATATAATATCTTTAATTTTTTTAACAAAAAAGAAGGCAACCATTTCTAGTTGCCTTCCTATCCTTAACTTAAACATTAATCCACGACAGACTAATTTTTTTATCCCCAAGTAATTCCTTCTCTTTCTCTTTTAGGATTTACTAAAGGGCTTCTCTTTTTAATTGTATATTTTCCTTTCTTTTTAAGAGATTCAACTTCATCAGGAGTAATTACTCTTAATTTATACGTATCAAAATCTTCATCATAAACAACGATACCAGTGTTTTTACTTCCAAAATCTGTGTTAATAATTAAATTATCTGATTTTTTTGTAAAAATGTACAAATGTTTGGATTGTTTGCCATCTTGAAAAATAAGAAGATAACCGCTGTTTATATCCAATTCAATTTCATAAATGTCTTTAAAGATTTTTCCTCTAATTAAAGTCCAACTGTCATGATTTACTGATAAATCTTTATAAATGTGACACTGAACTTTACTGGCATTAATAAATTTACCAGTTAAAATAAATTTCTCTGATTCCTTACTGAGCCCATAATTAGGCAGCCATAATATAATTAATATTAAAGCATAGATTAATTTTTTCATAATTTCTCGTTTTTAATAATAAAAGAGCTACTTTCAAAAAAGTAACTCTTTTATCTAAATAAATAAATTTATATTATGCTACTATAGCACATATAATCAGCGTTATACATAAAACGCTAAAGTACCCTATTAATAAAGTACTTTCTTTGCTCTTCATAAGAGCTCTCATCACAACTTTCACTATATTGATTTTTGGGATTACTTAATTAAGATATACAAGACATTCCTCATAATCCATTCCTTTTATTGAATAATAATGTACAGGATTGTCTACAAATAAAATAAGTGTTTCAAGATACAAATATATATCCTGGTGACTCCAACCATCAAAGAATTCTTTATTAAAACAAACTTTCATGATTTTTAATTTAAAGTTAAAGATTATTTTCTACTGTTACATTTATATTTTTTAGACTGTTTAAAACTTTTTATTTGGTCTTTTTTTCTTTTTCTTTTCGATTTTCTTTTTTTTGGTCTTTTATCATAAAAAATACAATCTTTACTTCCACTAGATAATATTTCATCAGTGTAATCAGGATATAATTTTCTTTCTTTTTTAAAAGGATAATCAAAAACTAATACACCTTTTTTAAAGTTATAATTAACTTCAGAATTTATTATTAAATCTCTATCATCAATAACTTCACGACCTAATGCTGATAAAAATATTTTTATATCATCATTTATACGGACATAATAGTTTTGATAAGCAGATAATAACAATGTAATTGTAGAACCTTTAACTCTACGAGCTGTAACAGGGTAATACATTTCATCTACTTCAAGTACTATATCATAATACTTTACTTTTTCTTTTACATCTATTTTTAACTCAATAGCGTGATAATCAGCCTGAACACTTGTCCAAGCATAATAGTCAAAATTTGCTGTTTGAGAAATTAGAGATGGCGATGCCATTAACAGTATCGCAAATACTATTTTCTTCATAATATATGTTTTTAAGGGTTATTTACTTTTTTTCTTTCTTATCTTTTCAGAATTTGGACCATAATAATAATTATCGTCATCAGGTAATAATAAATCTATTACTTTAGCTTTGTCTCTTGGAAGAACTTCAGCTGTAATAGAATAACCATATTCTTTAAGATGGTCAATCATTTTATCTGTAAAAGCTGTTTCTATAGGAGTTTCTATTTGTGATTTAATAAAATCAATGAAATCATCTACATTTTTTCCATCAAATAAATATGAAGGAGATATTTTACTAACATCATTGTTTACTATCACTTCTGCGAGTATTAAAACTCTTGTTGTATTCTCTTTCATAATTTTAAGTTTAGGAAAATGTTTTTTTTAGTTTACAAAATTGAAGGTATAATTCAATATTAAATGATCCTCTGTCTTTTGTCCAAAAATTCACCTGGTCTTGAAGTTGTGTTCGTGGTGTTAATGGAATGTAGATATTATCTGACCATTCTGCTTGTCTTTTTTTCATAATATTTAAGTTTTAAGGGTTATTTTTCTAACATATCTAAATATGTATAAACTGATAACAGTCTATCAATAGTTTGACGATAGTTCTCTATATATAAGAGTCCTATCTTCTCATCTATTGAACCATTTTCAATGTCTTGTTGTGTCCATTCTATATAATCTTCTAGATCATTAATAGCCTCAATTAAATTAAATTTAGTATATGTCCATTCTACATATTCTTTCTCTGATTTAGTTAATTTATCTTGTGCTAATAAAGAAGTACTTATTAGAAGTATTATTACTATAAGTATACTTTTCATATTTTCTATTCATTTTTCTCATTAATACTAGAAGCTATTGTTACAGTATTAGTACCAGGATACTTTATTCTATATCCTTTCTTTTCTATTATTTTAAGAGCCTCTTCTTTACTTTTTGCAGGAATTATAATAGTTCCTTTAAAATTATTTCCACCTTCTAATTCTCCATTAGTAAGTTCTAATGTAAAAGAGAATGATTGTTGATTTACTATTTTTTCTTTTGCCATAATATTTAAGATTAAGTTATAATTAAGTTATAAAAATAAAAAGTTACAGAGAATAGACTCGCCTTACAGTCTATTCCATTAATTCTATTCGATATTAATATTCAATGATTTGGCCTATTGAAATTCTGGAACTTTTTATTAAAAAATTTAACTTTTAATCAGCCGTTAATAAACTGTACTAAGATATCTGATGATTCCGTACCTGATTTAAGTTAAGGATTAAAAATAAGGTCCCTCCGCTATGGTTTTACGGAGGGATACCTTGGTCTGCTTTATTCTCTGACTTTACAGAGCCCAACATTTCCACTATGTTCTTAGGATGATGGTATAAATACCATTAAAGGTCTTCCACGAGCTGAGAGGTTGGCTTTTTATAATTAAAAATTTCCTGGTGCTACTTGTAACACCCTTAAACCTAATGACCTCCACATTTCAACAACCTGATCTCTGTCATCAATAACAAATGCAACATCATATTTAGGTCTGATATGATCCATATAGATTTCAGATTTAATGATGTTATCTTTTCTGAAGTCACCTTCTTTTCTAATATAGAAATCATCATAATTAATATAGTTTTCTAACAACCAATTTTTAGTTGCATCTTCACAAACACCATCTCTACCTGTGGTAATAATGATTTTGTATTTAAATGGCATTTCTCTAAATGGTTTTCCAGGTGGAATAAGTTCTCTAACACTCGCTAACTCATTAACAAGGTCAATAACATCTTGATGAGGTTTATCAAGATGTACTTTATCCCATTCAAACGGGCCTCTAATACCTCTCATATCTGCTAATGTTCCGTCAACATCTACAATAATTGCTTTTGGTTTATCTTCGTTCATAATATTTAAGTTTAAAGGATTAAAATAATGCCTTTCACGAGGTTATTTCAGCATTAGCCTACCTTATCATTAGGATTTTTTCAAGATGTCATCTCGATGCTTCTTCCATTCAGCTTTAGCAATCTTCAACTTATCTTTCTCATCTTGAGATTTAACAAAAACAGATTTGTTAATGCTAACTTTATCAGCATTAATCTCTTTTTGCAATCTCTTTTTAAGATTGGAAGTAAAAGAATTACTATTAGCTTTTGGAATCATCTTAACAATGACTCTTGTTGCGAAGTGTAATTTCTTCATAAATTGTATCTACTGTAATAGTAGATATCAAGGATGCTCTTTCATAGTATTCAATTTAAGGATTATTACTCTTTTAGTTCTTTCATACGCCTAAGTATAAGAAACCAAACACATAAAAGTGATACAAATATAAAGTATCCACCAACTATCATTCTTCCCTGAAATCCTAGGGATATATTTTCTACTGTCATAACCATTATTGCTAATAAGAATGCTAATAATGCTGTTATAAATTCTACTAGTTTTGCTAAGTCATTTCTTTTCATAATATTTAATTTAAGGAGTAAATAAAAATAAAACCTAGCACTACTCGGTTCAAAATGTTAATGATCTCCTATGATGAGGAGTTAGCACACGGATAGAAAAATCCTTCATTAACTTTGCCATACTATGATTGACTGCATAGTAACAGAATAAGATATAGTTGTTCTACTCTTTATCAATGTTATTGGCCAACAACACTTCAATTAAGTCTTATATCGTCAATGCTGGCACAAAGATTCAATAAGCCCTTTCGGGATACAATATGTATTGCTACATATTGATTAGGCACTTCCAACTATACCATAAGCTTTAGGTTTCACCCATTGTCCAGTTCTTTTTTTAGTTTGAACTTAGCATTTTACGTTTTACTAGGATAGTAGCTCAAATCCCTAATTTTATAAACAACCACATATAGCTTGCAGGCCATACTCTTTATTTATAACACTGATAGTTTTAGAACCCTGCAAGGTCTTTGTACTATCCACCCTTGTGTGCAACTGCTCCCCTTACAAGAAAGGTACTGATTACACGGTGTTTTGTCTATTTCACACTATAGTTCAACATCTATAGTTTTAAATCCCGACAACTTGGGATTATAGTAGCCACAAGGACTACTATAGAGGCAATGATAGGATTCGCACCTATACTCTTGTGAGAGGTCTGTGTCCATCATAAAGGCTATCATCTCTATGTGGCATTGCCTTGTGTTTTAATTTACGAAAATACTTCTTTTTATTTCTATGAACATTACTTTTCATAGCTTGTTGTATCTCGTGTTGAGTAACTTTAATCTTTTTCATAATAAATAGTATTAATTAATCCCCTTCTGAAGTACCTTCAAGTATGTAGAGTGTTTCACAAAATACTTCGTCATAATCTTCATTATACCAGTATTTTATAATACAATTCCATTCTTGTTCATACCACTCTCCATACCCTTCATCATACTCTGCATCTTCTCCACGATATGTCAAGGCAGTGAAGTGATTATCCAATTCTTTACCTGTTTTAACTACAATTGGTTCAAATAGTGCCATAATTTCTTTATTTAAAGAGTTAATAAAAAGACAGGTCCGCTAGATGTGTTAGTAGGATTCTGACATCACATAATGTGATATCAAACTGAAAACCATACCTGTCTTAATAATTGTAAAAGAGATTTAGTCCTCTTTTGGGACATCGCTCTCTTGGGCGAAACAGTTCTGAGAACTGAGTCTTTTAGGAAGATTTTATTCTTCCTATGACTATTTTATAAGTTACATAATTGCCTGAACAGCAAATATATCCTGTACTAGGATCAGAGCTAGAACAATAAGCATCAGAAGTTTCTGTTAAAATAATTAAATTATTTTTGATGCTATATTCTTTAGTAGTACCGTGAAACAAATCATCATCAGTTAATGGTAAAGATTCTAAATACTTAAGATAATGTTTTGCTTTTTTTAGAGTGTTAAAGACAATAAATGACATAGTATTATTTAGTTTTAATTAGACCAAGATCAGAGGCAACCTTCATCAAAGATGGATAGTTCATCAATTCTTCTATGATACGATCAACAGAAGGTCTGGTAAATGCAGATTTATCACTTTTGTATCCAATGCCTTGGTTGTCTGTCCATCCAAAGCTTCTTCCTGATACTTCTGTAATGAATTCATCTCCATCTGTTTCTGCAAATTTATCACCTGCAAAATATCCTGTTGCTATTCCTACTTCTTTGCCTTTATATAGACAAAATGGTTTTTGATTAATTATTGATATATTCATGGTTGTGGATTTTAAGTTTAAAGGATTAAAATAAAAGATTAGGCGAGAACTTTCTTCTCCACTCGGAGTCTATGCTTATAATGAAGCGGTATCCAAGGTATAGGACTTTCACCTATCGACCTCCTAATCTTTTAATAAACTCTCACAAGTTGGATGAGAGTTTAATAACTATTTAGGGTAAGTCACGAATGATAACTATTACTAATCACATGGATTACATTTAAGGGTTGCTGTCTCCCATACCTTAGTGATGTAATTTCTGCATCATTCTACTTACACTATAGCTGACTCGCTAACTATAGCTTGTTATCCAAAATAGTAAATAAAGCTATAATATTTTTCAATATTATAGCTTTTCTGGACTTACGCATTCTCGTTTACAGTCCAATCTTGTGGTGTGAAACATCCGTTCGTAACCACATAAATATCAGAATTTTTCATAACATTTGGGAATTATGAGTTGATATTAAACGCTATTCCTATACAATTACTAATAATTAGTAATGAGTGTATTAACAGATACTCCTTTTAATAATAAAAGAGTATCTGTTACAGAGCACGAAAACAAAAGTCCTACGAGTAGGACAGTTGTTTGAGTGGCGTACCGTCACTGGTAGTGCGTACTTCGCCTGTCTCGTGGTCGACGATGTCAATGAGAACGTAGCCATCTTCGATGGGGAACTCTTCGCCTTCCTTAATGCCCTTGGGCAAGCCTGTGCGTGGTACGTACACAGGTACGGATGAGAACATTAGCGCATTGCGCTTAACGAGGATGAGCGCGGACTTCTCGCCACGCAACGAATGAAATTTAGCTGTTGCCATAATGTTTAAATTTTAAATGCCAAGGGGCTGAGTTGCCCAGGCAAATAATAGGAAGGGTCGTTGACTGTGGTGGTCCACACATGCTTAAACGCAAAGAATTTTTTAAAATATAAAATAAAAAGGGGGGGGTATATTTTAGAAATTGAAAAATATAAAATCTATATACCTTTACTAAAAATAATAAAAGGTATAGTATCTTTATAAGATGGAAAGCTTTTTAGAAAAATTAGGATATATAGAGGGGCAAGATATTATGATCTTTTCAGATAATTCAGTAGATGATTTAGTGGTATCTGTATGTTATGATTCCCAGGGAGATGTTACTGAATGCAGATGTTTTATTCTTGAAGAAAAAGCACAAGAGATAATAGTTATGTAAAAGCCAAACCTAGAAGGTTTTTACCTTATAGTTAGTTTGTACCACCTAATTTTGGGATATTATATTGAGTTACAGTAAGTTAGCTTTTTTTTACTATCAAATGCTTGTGGCCACTACTATCATTTAAACAATAGTACACACTATCATTCTAGTAATGGTGGGACTATTACTACAGTGATAGTCTATTTTAGCCGCAAATTTTTTAACACTTATTTATTAACAAGTTATGCACAATATTTAAATACTATACTTACTATTTGTTTTGGATAGTAAAATAACTTTTTTATCTTTGTACTATCTATTTTAAATAGAAACCCTTATATTTGTAATGAGAAGGAGAGCAAAAAAGAAAAAAGTAATGATTACAGTTTATTTAGATACTAATGATTCGATATTATTAAAATCTAAAGATGCACCATTTAAAGTATTGTTTTATATACTAAGACAAGCAGATATGGAGCATTACATGTGGTACGCAGATAAAGTACATAAAAAATATATTATGAGTAAATTAGGAATAGCTCCTCCAACATTAGATACACACATAGCTTCTCTTAAGAAAAGAGGATTTATTATTCCTACAGATGTAAGAGGAAGGTATAGATTAAATATGAAAATTTTTTCAACATAAATAAATAATAAAAATGGCAACAAAAACAAAAGTAAAAGCAAAGGCTACTGAGAAAAAAGGAGAAAAAGCACCAGTAGAAGAAATGCCTCAACCAAAGATAGAGGAGCAACCCCCATTAACTGAAGAACAATTTAAAGAAATGAGAATTGAAGCTAAAAGAAGATGTGGAGAAGAGCTTCGAGTTCTATTAGAAAAATATGGATGTGAGCTAAAAGCACAATTAACTTTGACAGAGCATGGAAATACTTCACAAGTATTTATTGTAGATGCCCGAAATTGAGTATACATATAAAGGAGATGACATAGAACTTTTATTTAAAAAAGAAGAAGAGCTAATAGAGAGAATAGAACCATTTTGTTTAGAAATAAAAAGTGATATTAAAATTGAATATTGTGCCTCTACTACTTCTTCTTCTTTTATTTTAAAAATAATAATTACTCATGAAGAATAAAGTAGAAATATTAAAAGCAGCAGTAGCTATTATATTTGCAGGTATTAATTCTAGAAATCAAGAACAAGGAATTAATGCTACTTATAAATATAAGAGTGAACCAGTAGAAGAAAAAGAATTTAAAGGTTGGACATTTTCTATATATGTTGCTGAATTAGGACATAGAGAAAGAACACTTCAAACATTAAGATTTAAAAGACCTGATAATATTGATAAATATAATATGGAATATAATGTATTAATGTCAGTACTTTCATCAGGAATGGAAACAGCTTTAATAACTTGGAATGAATTGGGGAAGACTTTGAATACTGATCCACAATTGCAAGAAAAAGCAAAAGAAGTTATTAAAGAATAATGGAAAAAAAGATTATCACATTACCAACGAATGACAGCAAAATCTACAGGCAAATCCTTGCGTTTATGAATTTTATGTTGAACATAACAAATCAGGAACGTGAGGTGCTTGCAGATTTAGTCAGACTTAATCATGAATATGAAGCATTGCCTCCAGGCAAAAGAGCTAAATTTATTTTAAGTACTGACATGCGTAAAGAAATAAGAGAAGAGTTGGATATTGAAGAAAAACAATTTAATGGGATAATATCAAGATTAAAGAAAAAGAATTTTTTTAATGAGCCTATTTTAAATGACGAAAATATAATTCATAGTGGGCTATTATTTAAACCTGATAAAGAAGGATTTAAAATAGAAATTAATTTGATAAATAAATCTAATACTGCTACAAAGTCTTCTAAACCAAAAGCTAAAAGCAAAGCTAAAGCTAAAGCTAAACCTCAAGCTAAAAAACAGGAGGAGTCTAAAAAATTGGCTCCTCCTGCTAATGGTCCTGATAATATAATTGAAGATAAATTTGGTGGAGACATATTAATTTCATGAGCCAACAAGATAAGATATTAAGAGATATAGCTAAAGCCCACGGAATAAGCGTACAGCAAGCAGAAGAAATTTGGAGATTACTTACTACTAAGATTACTGAAACTATATCAAGTCAGGATAAAAAAGAGGGAGATATGTATATAGCAGACAAATTTAAAGCTATTCATATTGATAATTTTGGAAAATTTATTCCTAACATTAGAAATATAAATCATGCTAATATGTGTATTACTATGAAAAAGGAAGGAAAAAGTTTTAAAAAATGATAGATATCACAAATAATTTTTGGAAATCGTTCCCTGAACTAACCATTCCAGAAGGAATGAATGAACTATATACTAAAGATAAAACAAAAGATAAATCAGAAAGTTCTAAAATAATGTGGGCTATTCATTTATCAGAACATCCTGATTCTAAGTTTTATAATAATCCTGAAAAAAGAAATATCTTAGCTAAGTCTTTTTTAAAAAACGATAAATTTAATTGGAAAAAAATTCAAAATGTTATTACAGAATTTAGAGCCACAGCTTTAAGTCCTGCAGAAAGAGCTTTAAATAATTGGGACGAAATAATGTCTTTTAGGGATATAGCTATTAAAGACTTATATAAGAATGCAATTAAAGAAAAAGATACAGACGAATTAGTTAAGATAGATAAGATGCTGGCCCTTACGCCAAAAATGTTCGATGATTATAAAAAAATTAAAGAATCTTACGAAGAGGAAAAAACTCATAAGAAAGGCAATAAAATAACATCTATTTCAGATGATGACGTAATATGATCGAGAATAATAATTTTTTATTAAAAGAAATTCCTAATTATCATCCTGATTTGGAATATTATGAACGTATTACATTTTGGGGTCAAGAAAAAAGAAAATGTGTTGAAGGATGTTGGGTTGGAGGGAAATGGATGCCTGGTCCTTTATACTACTATATAAACTTTCATAAAATATTATTTGAAGATGATACTTCTGTAGCACAAGCTATAGGATTGCCGTGGTTAAGAGATATAGATTGGGAACTCTTTCTTATTTATGAGGAATGCAGAGGATTTTCAGGATTTACTAATGATAAAGAATTTACTTGTGATAGAAAATATGGACCTGAAAAAGAATTATCCATACAGTTAAATAGGATAACTAAAAAGGAATCAGAGTCTATGACCTATATTCCTGCTAGAGATTACCTTAGAAAAATTCATGGAAAAGATTTAGGTAAACCTTTATATAAAAATTCTGCAAAACATTTAATGAGCGTACAATCTCGTGGGGGAGGTAAATCATATGCTACATCAGGATTAGTAAATCATAATTTTCTATTTGATGGCGCTACTGATTATGATGTCTATTTAGAAAGAAAAAAAGCTAAAGATTATATAGCATCTGATACTATTATTGGAGCAATTGATACTAAATATACAGAGCCATTAATTAAAAAATGTAAAGCAGCCTTTAAACATTTAGAAGGAACATATAGAGCAGGTGATGATTTTTATCCATCTCCAATGATGGTAAGCTATACAGGCTCTTTGGCTCCTAACCGAGAATACGAATCTAAAACAGGTTCTTTATTACGACATAGAACATTTAGAGATAATCCTTTAGCAGCTAATGCAACAAGGCCCAACTTAGTAGCATTAGATGAAATTGGTTTTATGTATAATATTAAGGAAGCTTGGGGAGCAATTGAAGCTACACAGTCTTCAAAAACTAAAAAGAATCTTGTAATATGGGCTTTAGGAACAGGAGGGCTTGTTTCAGGAAAAGCAGCTTTATATGCTGAAGCAATTTTTAGAAATCCTGAAGATTATAATTGTGTAACATTTGATGATATTTTTGAGAATAGAGGTAAAATAGGATACTTTGTTCCTTATTGGCAAACATTAAATGAACATAAAAAAGGACCT